GCCACATCTCTAGAAAGGAGGAAACAATGGCTTTCGCGACAGAGAACTTGTTGTTCCGGAAGCGATACCATCTGGCTTTGAGATATTGAATGAGGAACGTGGGGCCATATTATGGCTTTCCAGTTCGCTCAACCAACTTGAGCGTGTTAAGTCTTGTAAAAGACGTGACGCCCTCATCTCTGCTCTAGCGTTAATGCTAGAGGGTAGCAATGTCAAAGAGTTTTTGGATTCTTCAAAACAGCTTGTTAAAGCTGGTTATGAAATCTCAAACCTCGAAAGACAATTGGCTTCCTGCAGAAAAGAGTTATCAGATAGGCCTATCAACTTTGTTGATAGACCAACTGATCATGTTGTTGAGCCTCAGGCACGGGTAGTACCCGTCCCTCAGCATCAATTCTCTATAGTCAAATTTGTATTGCATTCGGTCATCATGTTCTTGATAGCATTGGCTATTGTGACCAAATATCTAGGAATGTGGTAACTTGTGGTCCTACCTAAGATCTAAAGGATGACACGTCGTCGTCCCGATGTAACCAGTATCCTTTTAGGAGCATGGTATGCTGTTAATTCAGCAACATCAGGATGGAGTGACACGCCGCCTTTCTGTAATAGGAATCCCATCATATACCATTAAGCCATTTTATGACTTATTGGTAAAATGGGAGAAATGTTCTGGTGTCGAATGGACAATTAAAAGACTTAAAAGTCTTAAGGTTGATCTCATTCGATCCATGACAGGTTTGCCACCCTTAACTTGGATTCGAAAGAATTCCAAGGGAAAGGTTGCAGGCGTCATCGGTTCTTTGTTTAATTGGGCTTCTCTCAATGAGAAGAACTTCAGTAAATGTGTGCAAGCTTTTATGGCTTACAGCTTTTACATTCTTCCTAGCCTTACTGAGGCTCAGAAGAAGAAGTTTCTCAGTGCGATTAATCCGAACAAAGATGATGGCCTTAGTCAGGGATTTCACAAATCCTTTGCTAGGACTGTTCACCGTTACATTTCGCGGAGGTCTGTGAGTCGTTCTCACCGACCTCTAGTGATTTATCAGGGTTCTCCTGATAAGAAGGCACCAAGACTTTTTGGTCAAAAGAGTGTCAGACAATCAGAACGAATATTGGACGATGTCCAATTCTTCAATGATAGTCATGGCATTTGTTTGTACCAAGAATTTAGAAGACTTTATAGTCCTCTACTTTCAGGTCTTGCAAGACGTCAGGAACTAGACTTTGTTACTAGTGCTACCCCTT